TTCGCTCTTTTTCCTTTTTTGTCAAGGCTTCCCGGATCAACAAGAATTCTTCCATATTCGCCCTGGGTATCAAAGAAAAAATTTTTCTCTTCCAGATCCACCAAAGCCGAAGGCCACACTCGGGCCTTTTTAAAAATTCAAGACGGATGTAATTATGTTTGCTCTTATTGCATTATTCCTCGAGCAAGAGGTGAATCTCAAAGTCTACCAGTTGTAGATGTTCTAAAAGAAGCTGCCTTGGTTTTAGATGAAGGTTTCAAAGAAATTATAATCACGGGAGTAAATATCGGTGATTACCAAGATGATGGACAAAATCTCCTTGCTTTAATTCATGAGCTTTTAGAATTAAAAAAACAGCCGAAGAAGAAGGACTTTATCATATATTTGCCCAAGAGGTTGATCGGGATTATTCAGCCTCGACAACTGGTATAGTTATTCCTGCAAAATGGGTTAAGGCGGCAATTGATTTTCATAAACATCCAAAATTTAGAAATAAAAATTTAATGGAAGGGCTTTGTTATTCAAGTCTGGATGTTGCTGATAATGAAGATGGGATGGGAGATAAAAATGCTCAAGCCACAAGAAAGGGAATAACATTATTTCATTTGGATTGCTGGCCTTATGCAGAGGATACTGGAGAAACAACAAATAGGGCTATTTTAAATTGTTCTATTTTAAATGCCGATGAATTTCATTATGATTGTATTGGTGTTGGTTCTGGGGTTAAGGCCGAAACAAATAGATTGATAAAGGTAAATCAAATTCCAAAATATCTTAAAGTTATTGCTTGGAATGCAGCAAAATCTCCGTTGGATGCTGATAAAAATTTTATTGAAGGGGATAAAAAAAGTCCGTTAAATAAGGATTTATTTGCAAGTTTAAAATCTCAAGGGTGGTGGCAATTGCGTTTACGTTTTGAAAGGACATTTAAGGTAGTAACTCATAATGCCGATTATCCAATAGATAAATTAATTAATATTCGATCTGATATTGAGAATTTTCACCAATTACAACAAGAACTTTCACAACCTACATATTCAAAAAATGGGCAGGGTAAAATTGTAATTGATAAAAAACCAGACGGGACCAAATCCCCTAACCTCGCTGATGCAGTAATGCAATCTTATTGGCCATATAAGCCAATTGAAAAAAGAGTTGGAATTTGGGGAAGTAAACCGTTGATTAAAGAAAAATTTTATACTGATACAAGAAGAGTGGTTGGGGCATGGTAATTTTATGAATGCAATAGCGGTAATTCCGGCAAGATTTGCTTCTACAAGGTTTCCCGGGAAACCTCTTGCTTTGATTGCTGGTTGGCCAATGGTTCTCCATGTTTATAAGCGGGCCAGAGAAATAAAAGGGGTTGATGGAGTAATTGTTGCAACCGATAGTGATTTAATTGTTAAAACGGTTACGGATGCTGGCGGAATTGCAATATTTACTTCTCAGGATCATCAATCAGGGACGGATAGAGTAGCGGAAATAGTAAATGGAATGTCTTCTGATAGGATTGTTTTAAATATTCAAGGGGACCTTCCTTTTGTTGATCCAAGAGTTTGCGAACAGCTTATTCAATGCCTGTTTGATAATCCAAATATTGATATAGCAACTCCGGTGATTGCTCAAGGAGTAGGACAGCAGAGAGATTTTCTTGATTCAAATACGGTAAAGTCTGTTTTTGATTTGAATAATAAGGCATTGTATTTTTCTCGTAGACCAATTCCTGATTCAACTCCTTATCCGGTTGATCAGTTCCCAATTTGGCATAAGCATATTGGGATTTATGCATATAGAAATGAGGTATTGCAAAAGGTATCTAAATTGAAACCAACCAAACTTGAGCAATATGAAAGGTTGGAACAATTAAGATGGCTGGAGAATGGTATAAATGTTCAATGTGTAGTTGTTAATAATGATTGCGGTCCTGATATAAATTGTCCCGCTGATTTAAAAAGGTTGAATAGATGAATAGAACAAAGCCAAAACAAGTTGTAAATGTAAAAGATGAAGCAAGAAAAATGCTTCGTGCCTCTATTCATCGTGTTTTGTCTTCTTCATTGCTTACTTCCAGGGCTTCTTTGGCTCACAAATTGGGCCAGTCCTTTCATGGTAAAAGGGATTTGTATGAGGCTCTTGGTTATCCTCAATTAAATGAAATAGTATTTGAAGATTATTACGGTAAGTATCGCCGGGGAGATATAGCGGCCAGAATTATAGACGCTCCTGTGGAAGGTGCTTGGCAGTCCATGCCGGAAGTGATTGAATCAGTTGATAATGAAACTGCCTTTGAAAAGGAATGGAGTGAGCTTGAAAAGAAACATCATATTTATTCAACATTGATTCGTTTGGAGAAATTGACCAGGATTGGTCAATATGGGGTTTTGTTGTTTGGATTTTCCGACGTTAAAACAAAAGAGGATATGGCTAAACCTGTAACCGGGAAGGTTGAATTGCTTTATCTTCAGCCTTATTCAGAGGGTAATGCTACAATAAAAAGTTGGGATAGAAACCCAGGCTCAGAGCGATATGGGAAGCCGGAAGTATATCAACTTTCATATACTGAGCCGGGAAGTAATGCGAAGATTACGAATGATTTATTGGTTCATCATTCAAGGCTTTTGCATGTAACAGAGGGACTGCTTGAATCAAATATATTTGCCCTTCCCATATTGGAAAGGATTTACAATCGTCTGTTAAATCTTGAATTGATTGTTGGTGGTTCGGCAGAAATGTTCTGGCAAGGGGCATTTCCCGGATTTGCCTTTGAGGCTGAAGCCGATGCGGATTTAACCGCAACTGCATCCGAATTGGAAGATGAAATTGATTTGTATGTTCATGATTTTAAGCGGTATATGAAATTACAGGGGATCAAGGTTAACAATTTATCTCCCGAAGTAGCTGACCCTTCTAAACATGTTGATGTACAATTATTGATGATTTCAATTGCAACTGGTATCCCTAAAAGGATTCTGGAAGGCTCAGAGCGGGGAGAATTAGCCTCTTCCCAGGATGAAGGGCATTGGAATGATAAATTGGAAAATAGGAGAATCTATTTTATTAATCCATTTATCCTTGAACCGGTTATCAATAAACTTGTTGAAAATAAAGTAATTGCGGCTCCTGGAAGTGATGGATATGAAATTGAGTGGGCTGATTTGTCTGCCCCTTCTGACAAGGATAAGGCTGATGTTGGTAAAGTACGATCTGATTCAATAAAGAATTATGCAACTGCTCCTGATACTGAATTGTTGATTCCATTCGATTCTTTCCTTGAAGAGATTCTTGATTTGGATTCTGAGAAAGTAAAAAGGATTATGGATGCAAGGGAAAAGCAGAATGAAACGCTTATTCAGGATGATGGTGAAGGGGATGACGATCTTATAGGCCAGGAAGGTGGTAAATCAGCCGTCCCTGCGACTTCTGGAGAAAATGAAGGGGAAGGTACAGGGGAATAAGAAAATGGAATGTAGCTGCTGTACAGCCCCCTTAAATGGCATAAGAATAAATCAGGTTGATCCAACTCGTACTTTAACATTAAGAAATCGGTTTGTTAAAGAAATGAGAAGGAGATTCAATCAACTTGCTAAAGTAATCAGAATTTCGATTGTTGATAATGATTGTTTTGGCCTGAATACTCCGGCTAGGATTAGGACAAATATTGAGGCTGGTCCTGCTCAATTTGATTATGCATTATCCTCTGATAAAATATCGGAGTTTATGCGCTGGTTGCAGGATCAATATCAGGAATACATTCTTTCAGGCGGTACAAGGGGAATTAAGATTATTTCTCCTACAGGAAGAGTGACAGAAGCAAATTGGACCGATATTTATATCCAAGCGGCCTATCAGCGAGGATTACAGAGGGGCAGACAGGAATTAAGGAATGCCGGTATTGACATTCCTAATTTTGGGGATATGCCCGGTGAAGATTCATTAACAGTTGTATTTAATCAACCCTTTAATGTTGAAAGGGTTGGGTTGTTATATATTAGGACATTTACTGATTTACAGGGCATTACCACTGCTATGGATACAATGATTTCCAGGGCACTGGCTCAGGGGATGGCTGAAGGTCGCGGGCCTATGGAATTGGCCTCTATTTTGGACAAGATCATTACCGGAATGGGGGAGGATTTTGGGATATTTGACTCATTGGGCAGATGGATACCCGGAAGGAGAAGGGCAGAAATATTGGCCAGGACAGAAATAATCCGCGCTCATCATATGGCTACAATATCGGAATATGAAAGGGCTGGATTGTTAGGTGTTAAAGTAAAAGCTGAATGGTCAACCGCTCGGGATACTAGAGTTTGTAGTATTTGTGCCCCGATGAATGGAAGGGTATTTGATATTCAGCGAATTAAAGGTATGATTCCTGCTCACCCACAATGCAGGTGCGTGGCTATTCCTTGGATTCCAGAGGTTGAACAATGAAACAATTTAGAGAATTTAAAGTACATTTTTCTGGAACCGGAACAAAACGAAAACATAATGGCCAGGATTATGCAGTTTATCCAGTTGTTATGTTGGTTGAGGGTGTCCACCACGGAGCAATTGGTGATCCTGTATTTTATCCTTCAGAGGTAATAGCTGCATCTGTCCAGGATTGGGAAAGGATGCCGATTCCGGTTTATCATCCTCAAGATAATTCTGGTGAATATTTGCTTTGTAATGATCCTATTGTTTCTACTGAATGGTCAATTGGTTGGTTGGAAAATCCAAAGTTTGTTGACGGGAAATTGAAGGCCGACGCATGGATCAATATCGAATTGGCTAAACAGAAACAACCTGGATTGCTGGAAGCCCTTGATGCAAATGAGCCGATGGATGTGAGTACCGGCCTTTTGGCTCTTGATGATGGTGTTCCTGGAACCTGGAATGGTGAACAATATTCGAGTTCGATTACTGAGATTATACCGGACCATCTTGCGTTGCTCCCAGGGGCGCAGGGTGCTTGTTCGTGGGATGATGGTTGTGGCGTCAGAGCCAATATTAAACTGAATCAGGAGGACAAAAACAAGATGAAAACAAAGGTTGTACTGGCAGTGGGCGGAACGGTAGAAATTGAGCCGGGAAAAATTAAGGAGTATCTGGCCTCTGCCGTACACGTCCAAAATGAATTATCCCATGAGGGAATTGCAAATCAGCTTTATCAGTTTGTTGATGGGCTGGATATAAGAGGATCAGATGGGAATTATGTATCAATGCATATGATCCAGGCTGTATATGATGATCATTTTGTATATAGCCAGCGCACTGATCAGGGCAGGAAATTGTTTAAACGTGATTTCCAAATTGACGCAGATGACAAAGTTGTTATTGGCGATGATATATCTGAAGTGCGGGAAGATTTGAAATATATCCCGGTAACAAATGAAACGATTCAAGTTAAAACAAATACGGAGGAAAAGAAAATGGCTGAGAAGACCTGTTGCCCCAAGAAGGTAGCTGCACTAATCGCAAACGAGAAATCGGCTTTCACCGATGCGGATAAGGAATTTCTGGAAGGCTTGACCGAGGATCAGTTGGATAAGATTGTCAACAGCCTTGAAATGAAAGAGGAAAAGAAAGTTGAGACTGTCCCTGTGGTAAATACCGCTGTCAAGGTTGATATGAAATCTTATCTCGAATCTGCTCCTGATGAAATTCGGGCGGTGCTGAACGCTGGCCTTCGGGAGTTGGATAACAAGCGGAATGATCTGATGAAACAGATTATGGAAAATCCCAACAACATGTTTAAAGAGGATCAGCTCAGGGCTATGGACACTCAGAATCTTGAGGCCATTGCTCATCTGGCTAAACAGGCTGTTGCCGTTGAGACTCCTGCTTATTTCGGTGCAAATGGTTCTTTCACTCCGAATTCGACCGAGCCGGAAGAAGCATATGTTCCTGTAACGATGTTTAACAAGAAACAGTAATCAATTTAATATTTATTGGAGGAAACAATAATGGCTAACAATGCAGTAATTTTGAAAGGACATGGAATTCGTCGGGAAGCAGTCGCCAATGCGGCTATTACTCCCGGCCATCTTGTGGAACTGATGAGCACCAGCAAGGTCAGGGTCCACGCAACCGCTTCTGGTAATGCAATCCCGATGTTTGCCGTTGAAGATGATCTTCAGGGCAACGATATTAATGATGCTTATTCCGCTGCTGATCAGGTTCAGTATAACGTAATGCAGCCTGGTGATGAGGTATATGCCCTGCTTGCAAACGGACAGAATGTAGCCGTAGGTGATTTTCTGGAGTCTGCCGGTGATGGTACCCTTCAGAAATATGTGGCCGATACTTGGGCTTCTGCCGGGGCTGGTACCATTTATCCCCGTGCCATCGTGGCTCTGGCTCTGGAAGCAGTGGATATGTCTGATTCGTCTGCCGCCGATCCCACTGGCCGCATCAAGGTGATGGTTGTTTAAGGTTAATCAATTTAAAAGGAGATATATTATGATTGGTGCAAATGTACAGTTGATCACTCCGGGGCAGGGAATGCCTCAGATTTTGGGCGGGAATGTTGGTAAACGACTTATGGCCAATAATATGGACCCTCTTTGTCTTAAACCGTGGTTAGGCAAGGATGGGAAGGCGTATATCACCAAAATGATTAATGGGAAGGCCCATGCAATTCCGGCTCCGTATCTGAATGCCACTCTCAGGACGAAAGAATGGATTGAGATGGATACTGCCCTGGTAAATGCGGCTGAGGATCGTCTTGTTGGCGTCGCCTCTTTGTATTCCCGCAATCTTGTTTATCGGATTGGTAATGGTCTTGGCAAAACCGTCCTGGAATATGAGGATATTGATACTTTGTCTGCAGCCGAAATGAATATGGACGCAGTTACACCTGGAACTAAAGACCGGCCTAATTATGAATTGAAGTATTTGCCTCTGCCGATTATTTTCAAGGATTTCTCGTTTAATATTCGGGTGTTAAATGCTTCTCGGACCACTGGCCAGCCAATTGATGTAACCACTGGCATTCTTGCCGCAAGGCAGGTTGCAGAAAAGGTTGAAACCATTCTTTTCCAGGGTGCTTCATCTTATGCTTATGGTGGTGG